GTTTGTTGAGTTTACTAAACCTTCAAAGTATTGAGTAACTGCTGGCATCATGTTTCCATCAAGCATCATATCAAATAATGGCTGAGATTGTTTTAAATTATTTGCATTGATAAAAAAGTCTTTTCCAAAAACTTCATCTTGATAGAATTGCAAATCACCTGCTGGCACTTGACCTTGATTTTGCATAGTAACATTAATTGAATCTAACCGCATTTCTTTTTCATATGCTTTGTTTTCATCTTCAATGTCAGTAAGTCTAGCAGTTATGGATGCATCTATAACTGTAGGTATATCATCGTAAGCATTTCTATAAGCAGTTAGCACATACTTACCACTTTCTGATAATTCTTCTTCAGTATGGTCAGATGGATTTTGTAACAATGATTTTATTTTAGTTAATTCATTATAAGAAACGCTTGTTTGTTTTGCTATTTGATTCATTCGATGACCAAAAGCATTACCTAAAGTATTTAATTCTGATTGTTGATTGCTAAAGTCTGAGTTCAAAATATGCTTTTGTGCTTCAGTATAAAAAGCTACTGGATCATTTGTTGTCTGCATAGTTCTTAAATTATCTTGCGCTTTCTTTTGATTTGCATCAAGCACTAATGAATCTTTTGTTCTTATATGTGTAATTTTGCTGTTAAGGTAAGTAACTAATTCTTTTCTACCTTCAATGCCCATATCTATAATAAATTGTGCAAGCTCACCTGTATCTTCAACCAATTCATTTTCATCAACTTGATGAGAGTCCAGCAATGAAGTTAACTGTATTAAGTCTGGATTTGGTTTGTTAAGTTCAAGTTGTAAATTATTAATTTTTTGCTCATCATCTGATGCAAAATCTATTTTCATAGATATATGGTGAGACAACAATTTTTGTTTTACTTCATCTCTAAATTCTAATGGTACTTCTTTAATTCTATCTACAATATCACTAACTTGCGTAACATTAGTTATGCTTGGAAGAATAGTAGTAACAAATGAATCTGTTGCGTTTTCTACATATTCTTCGCGCCTAGCAGATCCGTTTGCTAATGCGTTTGCTAATGTTTCTGGTTTAGTATTTATAAGCGCATCTATTGTTAATTGTCTTAATTCAAAGTCTCTAATTGCTTGTGGGTTTACTAAGACGCTTAAAAATTCTTTTTTCTGCACATCATCAAATTCTGAAAATTGTTGCGCTAATGATGTATGCGCTGACAATATTCTTAATGAATCAATTTTTTCTAGGTTTTGTGTATATTCTGCAAAAGTAATTCCTTCACTCATAAACAACCTAATTGAACGCGCCTGCTCTTTATCTAGTCCTTCTAAGATTTCAGTATGTACTGAGACCCCACTTGTAATTGTTTCTTTAAGTGAGTTCATATGATCGTAACCATTAGCACGATCACCCATTATAGCAGAATCTCTAATTCTTTTTATCTCTGCTGCCTTCATAGAAGTGTATGTTTTATTTGCGTATGCAGTACCAGCTTCACTTATATACCGACTAAAATATGTATCTTCGCCACTAGCATTAATCATACTTGCAACATGGCTACTTATTAATTCGTTATATTGATTTGCATTTTCTGCAGATTTTGCATAATACGCACCTTGCGCTACTAATTCAGCATCAACCGATTGTTCAAAACGCTTATTAATTATTTCTTGATATGCAGCTGTTGCTTCTGTTCCAAACTGTGCTGGAGATGAAAACTTAACTGGCTTATTTGTTTTAGGATCTAGTGCCACTATGTCTGAACTTGACAATGACATAGCTTCTTCAGCACCAGCTTGCCTTGCTGCTATAACATCTTTTTTATACGCACGTTCACTAAACTCGTTTGCTGTTGCAGCTACTTGCTCCCACAACTCAGCTTCACCTGTGTTTATTCTGCGCACGCCAACTGGCTTATTAAAGACTTGTGTTTGTTGTCTGATTACAGCCATGTTATTTTCCTGTAGTTAAAATTTTATTTTGCTGTGTCAATAGCTCTTTGTATTCCTGTTGCCATAGTAGCTGTTGCTTGCAACATAGATGCACGCCTTGCATTCCTACCGCCACGTCTTAATGCCAAAGCCTCTCTAGTTCTTGCGTTAGCTTCCATACTTCTTTGTTGTGCAAGCCTACTAAGATCTGTGGCTGCAATTTCTTTTTGCTTTTCTAAGAATGCTTCAACTGATCTGTCTGATCCAATGTCACGCCCACTGGCAGCAAACATTGCTACATTTGTACTTGTTGCAAGATCATATTCATACCTACGCGATGCTGCTTGTTGCAATGCCAAGACTTCACCTTCTTCGCGTTCGGTTTCAGTATTAAATGCATCCATTCTGGCTGCATCTTCTTTAGCTTTACCAGCTTCCATAGAAGCTTTTGCTGACATAAAAGCACCGATTAATTGAAAAATAGCCATTATGTAATCAACTCCGATATTAAGCCATTGATCTGCAACGGCATGGGTTCTTCTTGCTCAATAGTAACTTGAGGACTTCTGCTATATCCTAAAAGCCTAACCTCTTTATTACCTGTAAATCCAGTAATATTATTAACAGCTCTGTTATTTACCTTAATAGATTCAGAATTCTTTACGTTAAGAATTACTGTACTTATACCGCGCACGTCACCTGTAACTGGCCCATTAGCTGCCACAGTATCTACTGGATTAGTTATTATTTTAGATGTGTACTTTTTACCTACATAAAAATGAGTATAACTACTATGCCCTGTCATAGTAATATTCCCACCAGTTACAGTAAATTCACCTAAGTAAACTTTATTAGTACCATCATACCCAATTACATCTACAGTACCGCTAGAATACAAACTACTTACACTTACAGTACCGCTGCCATAAGCTACATAAAGATAGTTATCTAAGCCAATATCATCAAGAAACTCAGACAATACATAGTTATTATTAACGTCTTGCTGGTAAGTAAACAGTCTATCACCTATTGCGGTTGCTGCTTTATAGCTGCCTTGCGATGTTAAGCCTGTCCAAGCCGCACGTTTCTCTGCTCTGTTAGAACTAAACAACGCCATATCACCATCAGCCATAACCAAAGCTGCGTATGATTCAGCAGTATTAAATCCAGAATGCACAACTGCTATATCTACAGGTGATTTAATAAGGTGCGTAGCCACAGTAGATATTGCTGTAGAAATATATGCATCCTCTGCATCAGAATATATGTACTCACGAACAGCCCTACCACCGCGCTCAACAAAAATAGTTGCACCATCAATAGAAGTAGGCAAAACAAACTCACTACCAAATGGCGTTTGTTTTCTTATCTGTGCGTTAGTAGGTGTAATAGCTTGGTTAAGGTATGTAGGGACATACAATTCATCTGACAGTGTAAATATTTGCAAGTCACGATTAGATCTCATGTATCTAATTTCATTAACGTCACCAGTAGCAGCTACTAAATTTATTGCATCTGTATCTTCACCTTCACCGACATTGTAATCAAAGAACTCACCAAGCGAAGACATCCATATCGTATCTGGTTCAGCCAAAGTACCGCCAAAACAAAGCCTATTTTCATGGAATGTTACTGCCGCTGGGTATCCACGCAATGCAGAGAACGCTTGCTCGTCCCAATTAGTTGTTGCACCATTTGATGTTATTTTTACAAAGCCACCACCATCTTCTGATTCGTTTGCATTAGCTGATGCATTAACTGTATATGTATTTATATCTAATATTTCTACAATATTTCTGCTTCCGTTTATACTGCTAGCATTTATCCCACCAACTGCCACTGCATCAGATAAAGTTATGGTCTGGCCTACTATTAACCCATGTGATAAATGAGTAATTTCAATCGTACTGCTACCATTTCTTGTTCGTATTGGATTTGTAACAGTTAGCCTTGTTGATAATTCTTTTACAACAGTGCCGATTGCTTGTGTGGTACTGTTTACAGATGTTATTACAATCTCATTGCCACCATATCTAACAGTTACACCAATATGTTTACCTGTTGTATCCCAATAAGGTGCGCTTGTAGTAATAGTTCTATTGCTACCTGTTGCAGGATTGCTTGAAGATAATGTTACATTTGTAGAATAAAACGAGCTATATGGTTGATATGTATCTTTATTGTCATAGCTTGTATCAAAGCTAAATACACTAAGCTCAAATGTTGTAAGCGATGTACGCGTAAGCATACGAGGCGCAAACAGCGGATGGCATATAAACATTACATCACCATACTGTGCTGTATTGTACTCGCGTAAATAATCTTTATCAAAAGGCAGCACATTACTTTGAGTGTCAGCAGTTATAGTTGATACTAAACTAACTGTACCATCAGTTAACAACCTCCAACAGAATATGTAAGCTTCACCTATACCAATTACATACTGCTCGTTATCATCAAATATAAAAGGAGCTAAGTGTAAGTCTTTATTAGTACGTGTATTCTTATATATAAACTTAGTGCCGTGTCGTTTCTTTACTGCACCTTCTGGCAATACAATCATGTTTTCTAGGCTTTGTGCAGACGCAGCATAGATAGGACTATCAGTCCTCATTATAGTATTGTCGCTTATTTCGCCGTACTGAAAGCTATTCTGTGGTATTCTTACTTTCTGCATTAGCTACGCCTTTGTGCTATAAACCTTGATGTCATTAACTTGCGTGTTGTTTGTTGTTGCGAGTCAAGTCGTCTAGCTTTTATCATTTGTCGCTCACCTTGCTGATCCATCATTTGCGCTAGGTTAGCGTCTCTAGCGATTGATAGTGATAGCATTGCGGCTACTTGGAACTCTACGGCTAATGTAAAGTAGGAAGGCCAAGAAGATTCGCTGGCTCTGTATATATAATCAGCAACAACAACTTCTTCTGTAGTTGTATCACAATATACTTTATCGCCATATGTGTCATATATTATTGGGTCGTCGTTAACTGTAACAGCACTAAGCATAAGAAGATCTGACGGCATTTGGTATGCTGCATCATATCTGCTAGTAGGTGCTGCAGCTAATCTGTTTAATACTTGTTGGTTTGTAGCAAATCGCCAGCGTGTACTTGTCAACGCGGCTCTTGCTATGTCCTCGTACATTGCGTCAACTACATCAGCTTCGGCTGTACCTTCATCAAACGATGAAATAGGAGAACCGCCCATAAGGACGGAAGCGCGTGAACATACTTTTATTGGTGTATTTGCTGGCATTTCTTCAACCTATATATTGGAGTTAAAGGGGGCTTTCGCCCCCTAAAATATTAGTTGTTGTCTAGAACTTCGTAAACGCCATTGTTGTCGATTACTACTGAACCCATTGACATCATTGATGTAGCTAGGTGTGCAACCTTTTGCGGTACATAGTTAAGCTCTGTTGCAACATCAGAGTTAATACCGATACCAACTGATGATGTATGGTATGCAAAGTTTTTACCACCAGCAACAGCAGACGTTGAGAAGATCTTAAATCCTAAGAACTCTTTCATTGTCATACCACCAGCAAATGGTAGGCTTTGTGGCCCAACATAGTCACTTGATGCGAACTCATTAATGTTAAACAAGTCAGTGTATCCAGCTGGAGACATAGCAATATAACGCTGTCCGTCTTCTGGAATGTCAGCTGTACCCATTGTTTCAAACAATGTTAGTAAGTCAGCTTTTGCTAATGCGCCAGATGTGTCAGCGATTTGCGTTGAGTTTGCACCAGCATCCATTGCTGCTGTGATTAACTCATCTGTTTTACGGCCTAATGCGGCAGCAGCAGATTGAGCTACAACTTGACGCTCATTGATGTTGATCTTTAATTCGTCCAACTTATCAATGTATTCCGCTGCGTAGTAGTCAGCCATTGTGACTTCTACGTTAGTGTGCGCTAGTTCCATTGCTGTAACATCTCCGTTACGTGCTTTGGTTGACGCTGTGCCTGTTCCGATTTTCTGGAATCTTGCTACTGATGCAGATACATTTGTTGAACGTACTGTGTTGCGAAGCTTAGAACCCATGCGTTGATACGCCATGTGGACTTCAGTTTCGAACTGCTTAATAAAAGCTTGGTCGATAGTATTAGCCATTTTCTTTTCCTAAATATAAAGTTTCGGTTACTCGGGTATCCGTTCCTTCACATCGACAAGGGTATCCAAATGGGCCTTTCAGTGCATCACGGGCCGTGATGTTTCACTATAAGCACTTTTTTGTGGGGAAATGCAACGCACAAAATCAACATAGTGGTTAGAATTAAACTCAGTTACACCTATTGCTTCGAAGCCTAACCATGCTGCCCAATCCAACATAAACTGGTGATCGCTTAATATACGCATAGACATTTCGTCCTGTGTTCTATCAAAAAATGTTATCAACATGCGTGATCCACGCGCTATAGATGTAAAGTTTTTCTTAATATTCTTAGAAAACATTGCAAAAAACTGTGGTGTTTCTCTGTTATCTTCGTACCAAAGGCCAGATATTGCAGTAAATACTTCACCTTCTTTGCGTACTAAGTAGCAATCAGAGTATTTCATCATCTCTTCAATGCATTCTCTGACGTTATGGTAGCCAAGGAGATTTATCTCCCTGACATTTTCTGGACTCAAGTTAGAAATTACTTCTTCTACATGATCTTTTGTAAAAGGAGTTAGGTAAAAATTACCACGCTTTATTATCTTAGCTTCCATAAAGCTTCTTAAAGCCAGCTTCTACTTGCCGAACAAATGCTGGATCATTCTTACTCCAGTATCTAGGATCTTGCATCATTTCCTTTAAGCTATCTTCTGAAAGACCAGCAGCAGGGGTAGCGTCACCAGCAAATGAGCCATCTTTCATAGCTTCTTGTATAGCTTCCATAGCTACAATACCTTCGTGCGTCTCAAACATACGCTCGATTGCTGGCATAGTTTCGCTAGGGAAGAACTTAGTGGCGAACATTGAAGCTGACTCAATGCGCTGATCTGCATTCTCCCCTAGCTTTGCAGCTTCAGCATCAAGATCAGGAGCAGACCCATCCAATGCTTGAAGATACATCTCAATACCTTTTTCAAACTTATCTTGACCAAACCCATTATCAAATGATTGGTCAGCCCACCATTTTAATAGCTCGTTATCAACAGCATCTTCATTATCTACAAAGTCTGGCAATGCATATTCGCCAGCAGATGCAGGGCGATCAGCATTCTTGCTAGAGTCAAACTCTTCTTTAAACTGTGCGCGTAGATCTTCTTCCTTAGTGCCTAGTTTAGACTCTAGTTCCTTATAAGCTTTAGCTAAATCTTCGCCACTCTTGTATTTTTCTGGCAACCATTCTGGTCTAGCTGGAGCCGCGTCTTCAGCAACTACAAAGTCACGCTCTTCTGCTTCACCATGTGTAGACTGCTCTGATCCTACTGGTATGTCATTCATTTGTTTTTACTCCTATGTGCATGATTAATGCGAGCCTCTATAATACCAACAATAAATCGTTGACCCTCATGGTGTCGCAATTCTTCTGAGTTCACATTAGGCCCATGTACCATTTCAATAGTTATGGAGCGCAAATACTTTTTAACAGCTTCCCCAGCAGGGGTACTAAACACTTCTGCTACATTTTGGCTTATCTCAATATCTTGACTTGTTGCTCTTTGATAGCCGTCGATTCCAATATTAACCTTGTTGCTCAATCATTTCACCTTGCTGTTGCTGCGCTTGTTGTTGCGCCATTTGTTGCGCTAATGCAGCTATTTGTTTACGCTGTTCTTCATCGCGAATCAAGCTTTCAGGAACACCAAACTTTTTAGCTAGGTGTAATGCTGTTTGTTCACCATCAATAAGTAGCTGCAACATCTCTGGCCCAAACGTACCAGCGACCATCTCAAGGAAGCGTCCAACACTAGAAATATCTTGGTTAGATTGCGCTTGAGCTAGCGGAGAAACGGAACGTATCTTAACTTCACGTCCATTTACTGTAGGTACATCAATCCGTCCTTGCTTTTTAAGGATGTAAATAACGCGCTGTAGTACAGGTTGCACCAATTCAGCTTGTAATCTACCAAAAGCAGCACCCATACGCCTAGAAAGATCTGCCATACGCTCTGCTACTTCTGTTGCTGACGCTGGTGTCTTGTCTGGATTGCCTAACATATCGTTATATAGCGCACGTTTTATGTTTTGACGCATATCACCAAGCACTAACTGAGCTACATCAAAGTTCCCTGCTGCACGAATAGGCTGCAATCCGCTAGATCCCATAGCTTTTGGTATGATAGATCCTGGGACTAACTGTATTGTATCTGGATTTATAACGCCGTCATCTTCCATTTGATATATGCCAGAGATAGCCATCTGTGCATTCTCAAGTATCATTTCAATGGTAAGATTTGTAGTTTTTATAGCAGATAATGCGTTAATTAATGGGCCACGACCATAAACTTCGCCAGCACACTTAGACCAACGGAAGCATATAAACGGATTTGATCCGCTGCCCCTCATTTGTTTGTAGTTTAGTACAGTATTTGTAGTCATACAGAACGCATAGCTTAGATAAGCCTCTTCATTCTTAACTGTATAGTCACGACATATAACTTCTAGCACAGTTGTTGTCTTATCTGACCCCATATAGTTCATAACTTTAGGATCAAGCGTACCATTTGGGTACATCATAGCTAGATGATCGTACTTTACACCCTTTCTTTCACGGAAAACGTGGTCAATTCTATCATCTGGGCCAGTATCTAGCACCACATGAGGCAATGGTATGGCAGAAAAGTTGACAGGACTAAGCGCATCGCCCTCTTCTACGCATAAAACACCAGTACCAACCGCTAAATCCATAAAGGATTCGTGTACTTCTTGGCTAAAATTAGAGTTTTGTAGTATCTCAAAGACGTATTCTGTTACTTCGTCAAGCTCGTTATCAACAGATTCGCGCTGATTTGGAGGAACTTCACTACCAGCCATGAGATCAGCCCACCTAGCAAAATTAGGTACAAGCCCAGATTGGAGGCGACTAGCAAACTCTTGAACACCAACCACCGCAGTCTCGTCAAATATGCGATCATCGCGTCTTTGCCCAGCAGTTTCAGCGTAAAAACTTTCACGTTGAGGCAGTGCATATTCATAGCACTCCTCAAACAACGGAACCCAGTTCTCGCGAAAGGACTTGGCTTTCTCATACTTTTGTATGTACTGCTTGGCTGTTTTATCCATTAACTAAACCGATCTAAGAATCCACCACCGCCAGCTTTAAACAAAGAACGACGACCTTTACCGCCGCGCATAGCTTTACTTTCAGCGCGTGACTCTACTGCTTCGCCAATATCCTCACGTTTCTGTTCTGCCTTTGCATCAATTTCTGCACGTTTCGCATCTTCTGCTGCTATACGAGCATTAGCTGCTTCTCTTGCCTCGCGATCTATATCAGCTTGGCTTCTTTTACTACCGCCACCAAAACACATATCATTCTCCTTGGTTGTTTTACATTGGTTGGCACAGAAAAGAATAATTTTCAATGCACAATTTAGAGTCTTGACCACAAACCTTTTCTACGCTGTGGCTTATTTCTGTTATCAAACACGTTAAACGAGGCGTTTGCAACAGTAGCAGACGCTGGTTTCTGGTTGTTTATTAAGGCTCTACCTTCTCCAGCCCCCAACATTTGGTACTGTAACGCGTCATGTACGTGTGAAAACATATTTTTATCAGGCTTATCGGCGTATCTTTCGCCCGAAACCTCCATACGTCTGTATTGATACCCACCTTCAAAACCTTTTATTAGCTGCTGACAGCGAGGATCTATAAGAAATGCTGGCTTTCCGTCTGCCATTTTCTGTAATTGGGACGCAACACTCTCTAATCTTAGATCAACAGAGTTAGAAGGAGCAGGGAAAGCACGCAAACCAGCACCACGCAGTATGTGAAACGGCGTTGACTCATCAGTCTGAGCGCGGAAATCACCAGCAGGGTCGCCATATATAAATACCTCGGAGCATGTAGAGAACCTAGTTGCTATCTCTTGGCGTAATACCTCTGCAAATCTAACGATACCCATGTCAAATGCAACGATTTCTTGCTGTATTAGCCACCTTCCGCGTACCTTTTGCCCCATTGTAGCAGCAGGGGTAAGCCCAAAATCTATACCAATGTATAGGGGAGAGCCAGCAGCGATAGGTATTTCCTCTTTTGCTACATGCACATCGGTTGCAAACATCTGATAGATAGGTTTACCTTCTTGGATTGAGCCTAATTTGTTCATAACGTATACGTCAATCCAGCTTTTTGTCTTACCACGTATTAGATTTGGGTAGTAATCCTCGCGCATATACTCCCTATTCTCCGCAACAGCGTTAGGTACATAGTCATCTATCTCCCCATCTTCGTCAAACTTTTCAACCATGCCGCTAGGCTGGGTATAAAACGACCAATTGTCGGGTTTCACCAGCATTTTAGCTTGTTCACGCGGTATATGGTCAGGAACTGGGACTTCGCCAGACATGATAGGCCACCAATGATCTTCTTCTGGTGCGTTAGTATCACAGATAACACCTGTCCAAGTAGCACCGCCATCACGCATAGAGGGAAAACGACCTACACGCATGGTACATGCATCAATAATTGACTTAGGAATCTCTCTAGCTTCGTTAACCCATATGCCTGTCAGCTCTAAAGACAGCAATTTCTTAACATCTTCTGGCCTATCAAGTGCTAAGAAGAGGACTTCAAGCTCAAGATCGCCTTTTTTTATCATATGTGTATAGGGAACAGACCAAGTAAACTTGCCCCATGCGTCCTCTGGAAACCAATCAAGCCAAGTTTTTATGGTTGTAGTCTTTAACTGTGGGTTTGTGTTACGGATTATTGCCCATCTGCTGCGGCGTATGCCTTGCTTGTTAGGCTCTTGCGCTAGTGCGCGTCTAAAAATTTCTACGCAACAAGATACTGACTTACCAGAACCAACAGGCCCACGAATGCCACGAAAGAACGTGTCGTCTTTCATAAACGCCTTAACAACTTCGCCATCTGGCCTGTATTTAAAATCTATCACTTATCTAATATCTTATTATCTACGCCAACTTTAATCATTCTAACTGCAATTTCGGGGCCAATAGCCTCAATGATCTTGTCAGCTTCAAAATCTGTCTGAAAATGCTTGGGATGATGCTTCATATGTACGATCCGCACCACCCTACGCAATGTATCGCGCTCTTTCGGCTGCAATGTATTAAGAAAACTCAAGGTTACTTTTCCTTTTTAAAGGGTGTCGCTCTAGTTTTTCGTTCTTTCTTAGGCTTTGCTGCCTCTTTTACCTCTAGCAGAGGCTTAGAATCGCGAGTACGCGTCTTTCCAGAGTAAGTCATGCCAGCTAATTCGTGTGTGTCGCCTGTATATGCGTCACCATTCTTAAATGTCCAAGCCATTATTTATCCTTTTTCAATAGAGTTTTCTTCTTAGGGAAGCCAGCTTTCATATTTTTGTAAGCCTTATCGCTAATAGTAGAATCTTTCTTAGACCTACTTGTTCCCTTTTTCTTACGTGCATTCATGTTTGCATATAATCCATTAGCCATTCTTTTTATTCCTTTTGCTAATTGCTGCTGCTTTAGACTTAGCGTCAGCTTTTGACGATGCTCCCCATGCCTTTAGGCTAAGAAGAAGTCTAGTGGGTTTGCCCTTAGAGTCACGCTCTGGGCCACGCATACCACCCATACGTGCTAAGAAAGAAGCACGCCTTGGGTTATCTCCAGACTTAACAGGGGCTTTAAGCGTACCGCCCTTATAAGACTTGCGCCCTTCAGCATTAAGACCACCCTTGGGATTCTTCCCTGCTTTGCGCGTCCACGCTGGAGTCTTGCTCATTTGTTGTACGGCATTAGCAAGCTGCGCGCTAAGTCCTTATTCTTAGTTTGTTTAGCCAAACCCCTAACCATTCTTTCTTTATTAGCCTTCTTACGTTTGTTACGATTAGGATCTTGCATATCTTTCATACCATCTTCAGTACGCTTAGTTGCATCACCCACCGCTAATGAAGGCAACTCACCATAGTCCTTCTTACCAGCCTGATAAAACTCATCAGTCTTAGCTGATACCGAAGTAGTCTTACTACCACCAAAACACATTACTCAGTCTCCTTTGTATATCCACTACTCTTCAACGCCTTCTTAGCTGTAGAATTATCTGCACTGTTGTCAAACGTCTCTGGAACCTTATCACCAAATCTACTCATTTACAAAACCCTTTTTAATCCAAATATTTTTAGCTCTTTTGTTCGAGCCTTTTTTAACAATCATGTGAGTGAGAGACGTAACATAACATAGTGCCCGAGAGTTTTGACCCCCCACCCCCTTATCCCAGATCTATAGACACCTTGATGTCCCCCGCCAATTGCACCTGAGATCTATCTATCGGCTTAAACCCTGCCCTGTCTAGTAAATCCTTGCTAGCCTCAAGCTGTACGTACTCAGACTTAGCCTTCTTCGCTAGCCCTGCTAACTGGTGTACGGCGGCAGGAGCATGTCTACTAA